AAATGCCTTATAAATATCTTTGGGTTCTACTATATGTAAATGTTCCTTGGTCCTTGTTGCGCCAACATAAAATAATCTATTAACATCATCAGGAACTCTTTCATATTCTTTTAGAGTTTGTCTGCTTAAATCAGTTAATAAAATTACATTGTCTGCCTCTCCACCCTTGACCCCATGTATTGTAGATAGTAAAATACGTGGTTTTTTATTTAATTGCTCTCCATTCTGTCTCATTTTTCTAATATAATTTACTTTTTTAGAAGGTGCATTATTGAATGCGTTATACCAGACATCGTCTACCATTAATCCATATTTATTTTTACACTGTTCCAGAGAGTAAAAATTATCTTTATTTAAAAGTACTAATGATTTTTTGTTTGCATGGGATTCATCCATATAACTATAAATTCTTTTTATTCTTGTATAATCTAAAGTTTCACCTTTTCTCCAGGATTCCCACTCAGTAACTGCTTCGTATAAATCTTGTTCGTATGATTTTTTATATTTATTTTTATAATATAATCCATTTTGATAAATAGTATCTTCAAGATCATTCAGCATAGAACGAGTTCTAGTAAGAACTAACCATTCTCCTTTAGACATATCTATATGTCTAAAATCAGAATAAATAGATAATTTTCCTTCAACAGTTTTAGGACGCCAATCTTTTGGAATTCTATTACCCACCTTATTTATGATTTTCATTGCAAATTCATGTACTTTAGCTGGAATTCTATAGGATTGAGTTAACTTAATAAATTCACCCCCCAGGGTTATAAAACTATTAACATCTGCACCGGCCCATTTAAAGATAGCTTGGTCATCATCTCCCGCGATATAATTATCTGTTGATTTATCCCATATAATTTTAGCCATGTCCCATTGCATTAGAGATAAATCTTGTGCCTCATCAATAAAGACAACATCAAATTTAGGACAAGTATCAGATTTAGTGAAATCTAAAATCATGTCGTTGAAGTCCACTAAATTATATTCTTTTTTATATCTTTGTAATTCATTTGATATAATTTTAAGTTTATTAAATTCTACATCCTGAGTATGTTCTTTAAGATCATATTGTTTTTCTAAAGAAATATTTCTTAATTTTGACAATTGAATAATTCTTAAGTAATCACTTTTAGTAGAAAAAATTCCATTCATATCCACCATATTATCTTCATAGTCCACAGGAAAACCTAATGTTTTTCCTAGATCTTCGTAGTGGCTTCTTTGCATTACATTATCTTTTTGTATTCCTAATCTTCTAAAAGCTAGTGAATGAAGTGTTCTGAAATAAGGAAGATCATCTTCGGTTAAATTAAATTTTTCCATTGCCCTGTCTCTTGCTTCATAAGCAGCTTTTTGAGTGAATGCAAAATATCCAATTTTATTTGGATCAGTTTTCTTTAAATATTTATCCACCAAATTTAAAAGAGTTGTTGTTTTCCCTGTACCTGGGGGTCCAATTACAATAGTCTTCATTTCATTTTCTTAAAAAAATTTCTCCAGAATGCAGATCGAATAATAGATACCACTGTAAAAATTAAAGCGATTCCTATACTATCTAAAATTGTAGGATGTAATCCAAAAAATGGAAAAATATATAATTGAATTAGAATTGCTATTATTAAACCACTTCCTACATCAATAAAACTCTCAATAAAGCAACGTTTTAGCATTAAAAATTATCTTTCGGTTTAAGTTGTTTTGGTTTATAATCTTCTACTTTTTTTTCGAAAGAATCTACAATAGTTACTGTTGGTCTACTCTTTCCTAAAATAATTCTTTCTGTAGTACAACCACAATGTTCTTTTAACATTTGACTTGTCTCTTGAAATTTAACATCCCATCTTCTTCGTTGAAGGAATCCATAAAAGAAAGAATCGAAAAGAAAATAATGTTTTTCATTTTCTGTAAATACACTTCCTTTTTTAATATCTTCTTTTTCAACAGTTGTGGAAGTTCTATTAGTACAAAATTCTTCTAAATGATTTTGTAATTGATCTTTTTTAGATGTTCCTTTAGGAGGAGAAATAATCTCACGCATGCTAAGTAATTGATTTACAAGGATTTTCCAGTCTTTTAGTTTCATACTAGGTGGATATATTCCTATGCCTGCAATACATGCTTCTTCAAATAAAGGTTGTTGTCTTAAATATTTAGCGCTTGGAATTTTTAATCTTTTGCCATCTACATTTAAATAATAATAAGGTTCTTCTAATTGAATTTCTTGTAGGTCGCTTAAGTCTGGAAACATCATTTGAGACCCTATCCCAAACTGTCTAGTTTTACATAACTGCTTGTCACAATGATTACACATAGGAACATCATTACACTTCCATCCCCAATCTTTTTTTTCATGCTGATTTTTAATTATATCAATTTCTCTTTGTTCTAAATCCCCAATAATATAATTTTCATGAAACCATGAAATTTTTTCTTTCCAATTATTAGGCCATTTCTTTTTAGCATAAACTCCAAAATGGAATAAAACTGCATTCCTACCACCTTCCCCTATTTTTTCTGCCGCTAAAGTTTCAATACATGGAGGCCCGTCAGAGAATTCTGATTCGGGCCTCTCTAGTTTTATAGAACCAACATCTAGTTGTTTTACATTATTATAGATTCTATAAAATTCTTCTAAATTTGCTGCTGTTCCATCTTCTTTAAAGGCATATCTTGTTGTGTTATCCCCATTGAAATAAGGAAGATTTAAAAAGTTTCCTGTGTCTTCTTCTGATTTTAATTCTATTTGTTTTGGAAATACTTCTGCGTTTCCAAACCCTAATACTGCTCTAATTTGATTTAATTTATCTCTCATTATTTTAGCTTCTATATTTTTGTCTGAAAATAAAAAGATATGGGCCCCTCCAGATTTAGATCGACATACTACCAGAGGTAATTTTAACAATTTAATTTTATTTAATAGTTTTTGATGATCAAATCCAGCATAGCTATCCACATCAATACATCCCCATTTACATGTATCTTCTTCATTAATAGGAATTATTCCTAAACTTGGTTCAATGCCCTGTAAATGTTTGTGCCAAAGATCATCACTAACTTTTTCTCTTTTAACAAAAGATTTAGTTTTTAATTTTACACCATTTTTAGGGGTGGTGTTTATGTAGGTACATCCGTGGGCTCTCTTAAGCCCTCTAAATATTTCTATAAATTTTTCCATATTATCATCCAGTTAAAAGGCGGATCCACTCTCGCTTCGCCGCCTTTCGTTGCAACCATTCTCTTTTAGAGAATTAGGTTAATATGGAACGTCCGTTTTAGGTTCTTCAGTACCATGTTTAGCTTGAATTTCACCTTTAAATATTCTTTCAGCGAAATTTTTTGCTATTGCGTATACTGATTTATCTTCAATAGGACCAACTTTAGACACATCCCAACCAAACCATGTTCCTTTGTCGTTAGACATTTGAACAGTTTTTAGATTATAAATGTGGCTATATGTAGGCGGAGTGAACAAACCATTCTTGCCTTGCATTTTGATACCCATCATTATTGAGTTCCATTTTCTACTAACTTTAAGTTGAGTAGCTTTCATAGAAATCAAAGCAGTTGTAGGAGTTTTCCCTAACAATACTACAAAATGACTAGCTGTATTTTCAAGATAATTACCATTTGGTAATCTATCTTTATTAGATTTGTCTCTAGTAACTTTACTTAACAAATCACTATTCACTTCATGGATTGCTACAGGAGCACCCATACTCTCTCCTCTGTCTTGCCACTCTATATATTGTCTCTTATAAAAAACAGGCAAAACTTGTATTCCCTTCTCACCGTCATAATACTCACCTGTGACAGTGTTCAAAATCATTCCAGGTTGAGTGCCTTTTATGTATTTTGAGTCTCGAGTATTAATTTCAGGAGAAAGTTGTCCTAAAACCTTCAGAAAAGGTAGCGCAAGATCTTCTTGTGCTATATTCTGAGAGCCTGCATTTGCATCAGCTTCGAATAAATTCGTAGACAATGCACCTGCATTTTCGCGTTTCGCGATATTTGCTTCTTGGTTCATGTTTATTGTTTCCTTTTTATTGTTGTTTTATTTCCAACAAATATGTTGAAAAGTTCCGTTGGCATTTCTTTTCCTGCCTCAATACGCTCACGGACTAGCGCTTTCAGAGTCATGGGCTCAACCTTCAACTTTTGTGTTGGTTGATACCCATTACTCTTCGCAAGTTCAGCATATTTTGCTGCCTTGTTATCTTCGTTACGACCAAAGGAGACAGATATATCATTCTTGATAATATCTCCAAGGCCATTTGTACGAAGCCAGCTATAGGCTTTATCTTTGTTTTGAGCAGAGATAGTAGCACTATAAAAAGGTTTGACATCCACAGAAGATCCATCTGCTAACTTCAATTGGGATAAACCCATTTCAGATAACATTGTTGGAATAATTTCTCCAGATACTCTGTCAATTTCTTTCTTTTTAACTTTAAGAGCATCTTCCATGATCTTTAATTGATCTTCCATTGCTCTTAACTTTAGAACCTGATCTGATAAAGTTTTAATATTAGTAGTACTTTTTATAACTTCAGTTTGATCTTGTTCCATTTGTTCAGTAAGATTATTCATATTTTTCTAACTCCTTTCTAAGTAGTTGTATTTCTTTCTTACATTTTTTAAATGATCGCCATACTAAAATTTTTTTTATATAAGATAAACAAATTGTAGGTAGCATTACTATTTGAGCTAACTTAAAAGTAATAGGAGCTTCCGTAGCCATTGCTTGAGTTACTTTTTCACTTAATGCAAGTTGTTTTTCCGTTGCTAAAAAACCTTTCACCCAAGATTTTGCGTGGTCTAAACGTTTTTTAGTTTCATAATAGTGACGATCTTTAAATTTATACATTTCTAATAATATTATATCAAAACATTATGGCCAAATTATGGCACATCTTGTTGATAGAGGTTTATTTCAATAGAATAATATTTTCTTTCTTGTTTATCCCATTTTAAAAGGTTAAATTTTCCATTAGTCATATCGGAAACTATAGAACAGGCCACACCAAT